ATGGGTGAATATTTTGAGTGGTATGAAAAAAATCCCGATGAGAGTACATCATTAACCGTTCAATTTACCAAACTTACAAAAGTACGTAAGGTAATTGCACAAGAAAAAATAAATTCAACCATTGAATTGGTTGAGAACATATTAGAACAAGACAAAAAAGTAATAGTTTTCACAAACTTTACCGATTCCTTAAATAAGATTTATGAACATTTTGGTAAACAAGCCGTTTACCTTGATGGTTCATGTTCACCAGCGAAAAGACAAAACGCTGTTGATGAATTTCAAAACAATGACAAAATAAAAGTGTTTGTTGGTAACTTAAAAGCTGCGGGTGTTGGTATAACACTTACTGCCGCTGAGGCGGTTATTATGAATGACTTATCATTTGTTCCGTCAGACCACGCACAAGCCGAGGATAGAAGTTATAGATACGGACAAAAATCAAACGTATCAGTATACTATCCAATATTTGAAAATACTATTGAGGGTACCATTTATGATATTCTTAATAAAAAGAAAAATATTTTTGAAACCGTAATGGGTGATAATATGGGTAGGGCGGAGATTGTACAAGAAATTATGAATCAAATTTTTGGTAAGAGGTAAGTTTTTTGAAAATCTATTTATTTATATAATAATGATAGATTATGAAATTTAAAAAATTAAAAGCCGAAATTGAAGAATTAGAAGACAAATTAACTACCAACGAAGACCTACAAGAATCAATACAAAACGAACAAAAAGAGATTATTAATGAAATGAAAAAAATTGGGATTGAAAGATTACCATATTCATATTCATCACTTGGTAGATTTATTGACCCAAAAACAATGAATGTTCATTACAACAAACATTACAAAGGGTATGTTGAAAAATTAAATGCCGCACTTGCAAATCTTAAAGGTGCTGATGCCGAACTTGAAGAAATAGTAAAAGGCATATCAAGATATAACAAAACTGTTAAAAATAATGCGGGTGGTGCATTTAACCACGCATTGTTTTGGAAAATGTTGTCCCCAAAGAAACAAACCATTAACGGCCCAATTGAAGAAAAAATTAAAAAAGATTTTGGTTCTTACGAAGAATTTAAAAAACAATTCACCGAAAAGGCTCAAAGGAATTTTGGCTCAGGGTGGTGTTGGTTGGTTATTAATGGTCAAGGTAAATTAAAAATAGTTACCACATCAAACCAAGACAACCCGTTAATGAATACCGTTAAAGATGGTGGTTATCCAATATTGGGTCTTGATTTGTGGGAACATGCTTATTACTTAAGATACCAAAATAAAAAAGAAGAATATATTGGAAAATTTTTTACGGTAATTAATTGGGACTTTGTTAACACACTTCTCACTTCAAAGAATGAAAAGAAGATTAATGAAGAAAAATTGGCGGGTGAATTACTCGTTGAAACAAAAGAAAGTGTTGGTTGTTCAACAACAGAAGTTAGAGAAATTAACAAGATGTTTGCGATGAACAAACAAGTGAAATATAAATTCATGAACACAATTAACTCAATCATGAAAGAAAAATTTTCAGAATATTGGTTTGAAAAAGGTCAGTATGAACCAGATTCAATGTCAGGAATTTATAATTACGGAAAACCAGGTCGTTCAGTTATTAATAAATTAAACACAAATTACAGTTCATTTTGTATTTTAATGAATGATTTAAATGTTTATTTAATTAAAAATAAAATTCCACCAATATCATTTAGAGGTAAAGATGAATTTGCACAAATAAAAGAGGTTGAAAGATTTTCAAAATATCTTTATGACTTAAGGGACCGAATCTTTAATTTGTCAACATCTAAAACTTTTCAAAACATTGTTCAGAAATTGGTACAAACCGATGCCAAAGGTGAAGAAAGGGAAGATATTACAGTTATCGCCTTAAGAAAAATATTTGGAACTGACGATGTTCACAAGATTGGTGGGTTAGGTTCTGAAGAAGATATGATTTCAGGTGTTGATGCAATCATCAACAAAGACGGTAAAAGATTGACCGCACAAATTAAACCATTTAGTGGTGTTAAAGATTTTGACGATGATAGTGTTATGGTATTTGGAGCGAGCGCACCAAAACAATACAAAACTGATTATTTAGTTTTTAACAATAAAAATAAAACACTTGTGTTTAAAAATGAAAATACAAAAATTATAGATGGTAATTATGTATTTCCAAAATCAAACATATTTGCAGATATTTGATATTTATAGACAATATGGCAATTATTGTAGAACCAGAAAGAAGTAAACTCTATAGAAGAATTAAAGCCCTTCTTGGTGCACCTGTTAGAGGTGTTGAGTTGGAAGATGAGCAAATGGACTCATTATTAGAACTTTCAATTGGGGATTACGAACAATATATTTTGGATTGGTTAATTGAAGCACAATGGACTTCATTATATGGTATGAACCTTGATGAACAGTCTTTAAGTAGAGCTTTAACTAAAAGAAGTTTAGATTGGGAAACACAATATACTTACGCATATTCAAAGATTGTTGGATTACAAGCGGGTGGAGATTCGGTACTTAAAAAAGATTATGTTGATTTAGTTAGAAATCAACAAATTTACGAAATTCCTGCGGGTCGTGAAATCAATGAACTTTTATGGTTTATGAGAGCCGAATTAAACAATTCGTTATTTGACCCATTTATGGGTGGATTTGGTGGATTTGGTGGGACAGGATTAGGTGGACCAGGTGGATACGCACAATTTGGTTCTAGCGGAAGTTATTTCATGATGCCAGCGTTTGACGTAATGTTAAGAATGGCCGATAGAAATTTAAAACAAAGATTAATTGTTGGTGATTTAACATATAGAATTACGGCACTTCCTGAAGGTAAAAAAGCGTTACACTTGTATAACACACCTGGTGGAAAATTTGATTTTTCAAATATAGGATTTAACGAATATAGATGTTGGTATTGGTATTATGATACTAATGGTGACCGTGATGATTGTTTGGCTAAAAACCCTGACATTGTTAGATTACCGTCAGATATTCCATTTGAACCTTTAAATTGGCAGGACCTTAACACTCCGGCTCAACAATGGGTAAGAAGATGGTTCACAGCATATTGTAAAGAAACTTTAGGTCGTATTTGGGGTAAATATAGCGGAAACCTTAAAACCCCTGACTCCGAACTAACGTTAGACTATACATCTTTATTAGGCGAAGCAAAAGACGAAAGAGCTAAACTTGAAGAAGAATTAAAACTTCGTCTTGAAAGATTAAGTCCTGTAAAACAAATGGAAAAAGAGGCTTTAATATCAGAAAACCTAAACAAACAATTAAAGTTTAGAGCTTTTCCAAGTCCATATAATGTAATTTAATTTTATGCCAATATTAAGGAGTATACCAAGTAAAAAAATTATTAACGGAATTGAAGTAAAAACATCTGAAGTCGCTTTAATTTCAGAAACAAATTACACAACAACAGGTGAATACGCGATTGTGATTAAAACTGTTGAACACTGTGATTTATTATTAGATAGTAAAACAACTGACCACATTGTTGTCAAAGCTCTTACCAGAGTCACAATAAGACCTGATAAGAGTAAAATTGACGAACAATACGATGAGGTTGAAATTGGAAAAGGCGCTTGTGTTGAATTTCACTTTATTGGTGGGAATTGGTACATCTTATCATCAGACGGTCTCAAATTGGACTAATTCTTTTTCCCAACCTTCTTCTGCCAAATCATAAATGTAATCAGGGCTAATACTAACCCTTTCCCAAAATTTCATTTCTTGTTCAGAAACAGTTAAAACATCTACCAATTTATCTTGGTCAGTATCTTCAAAAGGATGACCATTAATTAACTGACATTGTTCTTTTGTGAAGAATTCCCTTTTACTTGGGTCGTCAATAATTAGAGAATCTCTAACATCATTTTTAAACACAACCATTAAAGGTTCAATACGTTTATTAAATGTTGCCATTGCCCTTGCGATGTTATACTCACCCAACATATCAGGATTTTTTTCAAGCTCCTCATTATCCAATCTATATGCGTTGATTACCAATGAATCAACTTTTTTAACAACATCACCATGTGATGCCCTTGTACCATTGTTAACATAAAAAATTACATCACCCAAGTTAGCAGCAATACCATCGTGAATAACAAGTTCCATATGAGCTTGTCTTGACATCATACTACCTGATTTGGTTTTCTGACCACATCTTACTTTGTAATCTTCAATAGATATTTTAACTTTAGCACGAGAAGCAA